AAATCTGCATCTGTTAACCCGTAAGTCTTACAGGCCCACTTTCGTGTGAGCCTGTAGTACTTAAGGATATTCATTTCACGCAGATCCTGCGCGGTTAATCTCAATTGCTACGATACTCCAAGAGTAATTGAATCAACAGCTGTAATGCTTGATGGGAAAACATTTGTAACATCGTTCCCTAAATCAATAACTCCACTATTATGTGGGTGAGCGTTGATTAAATTTACAATTTCTGTCATTACCGCAACCTCAGTGTCTGCTGTTATTGAGTAAATAATCTCATCATAAGCTTTTGTTGCTGCAGCTCCACTTGTACCAATAGTCGTTAAGTTAAGAGGTAAAGAACTCTTAAATACTATGCTTAACTTTGCGTTAGTATCGCAGTGAATACTTAGTAAATTTTCTAACGGTGCCATATAAGCGTTATCTCCAGCTTGCACGACTCTAATAAACTTTCCTTTCATTTTTTTTTGTTTTTGTTAATTAATAATTTGTTTGTTTGTTTTTGGGTTTAGGTTTCAGGATTCTGGTTTAGGTTAATCTATAAGTACGACGTCCATTTGTTTTATAACGCCGTAAAATTTATCTTTATGCTGGATTC